GCGTAATCGTAACGCAATGTTAATTCGATATCTACTGGATCTGTACCATTTGCAAAATCTACATCATTGAAGTTAACATCCTGTGCCCACGCACCTTTTAATGTCCATTCTTCAACAATATCTCCTACTGGACCCAATAAATTAAATGTAATATCTTTTTTATAAAAATCTGAGTATCCATCACGACCTGTTACTGATTCGTGGGATAATCTCACCCATTCCATACATGCTTGTGCTGCTGATGGTACAATAGGGTCATATAATGTAAGTGCTAATGGTTGCCACTCACCTTTACCTTTAATGTATCTCTTTACATTAATATGGTCTAATACTATTTCTTCAAATGTTATTTGAGGTCTTGCTGCAGTTTTTATTAAATATGCGGGTAGACCTTCAATATACATGACATACCGGTTTTTAGTTTTTGGTTCAAACGGTGTGAACATTATTTCTGAAGGATCAATTAACTCTGGCATTTCCAATTCTCCTATTGTTAAATTCTGTACGGTTTTTGTACTTCAAGTATAAATATCAAACTAATTAAAAAAAATGAATTTCTATATATGTCAATTTGTAGAAGTTTTTTAGAAGTTTTATAGGGCAATAAAAAACCCCATAATTAAATGAGGTTTCTTATTTCGTTTTACGAATTAGTCTGGGAACGATGCTCCTGTGGGTAATACCACGAAGTCAAGAACAATAAATTCCGCTGTTCTCGTAGGTTGGATAAATATCTGTCCTACAAGACGGTTTCTATCAACAACATCAGGTGTGTTATTGCTATCGTCCATCACTACTCTAAATGCGTTCAAACCACTATTGGCCTGGACACTTTCAAGGTAAGGATTGACAATATTCAAGAAACGATTCCTCGTTGCTGTTGTGTTCTGTTCGAATACTAAATATCTTGAAGATGACGCAATGAATTTCTTCAATGCAATCAACAATCTACGAACATTGATTCTATCAAGTGCTGATGGTTTAGACTGAAGTGTTTTCTGTCCAAATACCGTTACACCTTGACCTGGGAATGTTGCAATTGGATTAACTCTATTTTCATACAGTTTATCTCTCTCAGCGTGAGTTAATCGTGTTTTAGCTTCTAAAACAGAAGTTAAACCACCACGATTTAAACCAGCTGGTGCAAACCATTCGTGTGCTATCTTATCTGTAAAGGATATTACACCTGGTAGAACAACTGAAGGTGGCACCCAAACTGGTAATTGTGTTTCAGAATCAACTACTTTAACCCAAGGAAAATATGTCCCTGCGTAGTTGGTATCTAATGCACTTATACCGTTGGTTGCGTTATCAATTGTATCACTCCATGCAAATCCATCCAATACATAAAAAGCATCACCACGAGCTTCAATTTTTGAAATTGCGTGGTTGGTCACTGCACTATGTACAATTGAACCACCTTTACTATGAAGTACACCTGGGATAGCCAATAAATTAATATCGAACTCATCAGGATTACTTATAGCATTGATTGCTCGTTTGTATGCTACAGAACCACTTGCTGCTGCGGATGATAAATCAAATCCTTGTGTGTTTGTACCAGAAATATCATTTCCAGTAGCTTTAATCACAGTTGGATCATCACCATCAAATCCCCATTGTAGAGGCATTACAAATTTCCTCTGTGCAATGTCTGAATTTGCTAATGTTATTGCTGTTGAACTATTTGCTGCCGTAGAAACATTTAAGTCTCCTGCTGCGTTATCATCACCATTCATATTTGCTAATGAAAATACACTATTTGAACCTGTAGTAGCGTTATAAGGAATAGGAGCTAAATACTCTCTATTATCCTTTAACTTATAATCAAATCCATAAAATACGTTTTGGTCAAAATCACCAACACCATTTTTCTGTTCTGATTTAAATGTTATTGTAGGTACATTAGCACCTAATACTGGATTATTCACTGCTTCAAATCCAAAAGGTACTACATTTTTAGCTAAGTTTCTAAGATCTGCATAATCACCAATACGAATCCATTTAGATTGATTTGGCCAATCACCTTTATAGGTTAATTTACCATTTGAATCAATTTCAACAAATCTATCACCAATTTTTCTTGCGAAATAGTTGTTTGAAGTTCTATCAAAATTACAATTATCAAACTGTTCAAGAACTATATTATCATCTGCTTGTGCTGGGTTATTTTTTCTTACCTGTACAGAGAATTCACCATAATCCGAACCAGGAATTGAACCAGCCGCTTTAATATTCAATACACATACTTTAAATTCTTCATTCACACTTGTTCCGTGAGATAATGAATAAATTCTAAATAAGTTATTGTATGAACGAGTTGCTGTTGCTCCTTGGTCAATTACGATTGGTGTTCTTGCCACAGAATAATCACTATTACCTGTCCAAGTTGCTGCTACACCAGTTGCTCCATATTGTGCTGAATATCCAGTTCCACTTTGAAAATCCTGTCCAGCCGAACCACTTGCACTATTTGCTACTGATAATTCAGTCCAAGACTGATGATTATTGTGTGCAGTTTCTTTAAATACTTTGTATAGGTATACTTTTGATGTATTGTTCATTGGATCAGAACTAATCACTTTATCAATAAACAAATCACTTGATGTTGCAAACGATGCACTTATTGTTTCATGAAATGTTCCAGCTGTATTAGTAGAACCACTTATGTGGATTACAAAATCACCAGCTGTAACTGAAACAGTTGAACCACTTTGTTCTACACCACTTCTCATTACTCGTGTTCCATCAATTCCAAGTGCCCCAGCACCACGTGATGGTGCTAAAACTGCTATTAAATCTTCGTTGGATGAACCACTTGCAACTATATTAACATAATCTGTCTTATATCCACCAATACCAAGAACTCTAACTATTGTTACAGAACTGGCACTTTTAAGATATTCTTGTACTGTATAGGGAACATAATAATCTTCGCTCACTTTACCAAAAGTATTTTCAAATTCTGAAAAATTACTAAGTATGGTTGGTGTGAATGCTGGGCCCTTTTGAGTTGGCCCTATTATTGCTGCCCCAATATCAGAAATACCTTGTGGTAGAAAAGACAAGTCCCGTTCTTCTGTGAAGACTCCAGGACTTACTATTCTTTCCGCCATTATTTTTCTCCCAATTTATGAGGTTGTTTTAATACAAATTAAAGTTATATATAAATATAAGCCAAATTTCTCAAACATTAGTTTTGAGGAGTAAATTTACCAGTTTCTACATCAAGATTACCAATTCCGTACTTATCTGTCATCTTTTTTACAATTCCTTGTTCAGATTCTCTAGCTTCATCATATGCAACATGCAATTTTTGTTCATTAGATTCTATATTATCCAATTCCTTATTTAATTGACTACGTTGTAAAGCAATCTGTCCAAGTTGTAAAGCTATACCTTGGTATTTTTCTTGTAAAGATTTAATCTCTTTGATCTCTTCTTCAGGTACTACTACTTCTGATTTTTTCGTTTCGTCTGCCACGTTAAAACCTCCATTTTTGTTGTTATAAATGTATCTAACTATAAGTATCTAATTAGATTTCAAATCATCAATTTCTTTTTTCAATTCTTTAATAGATTCTATCAGAACGGGGACTAATTTATTATAATCCACCGATTTAAATTTTCCTCTACCATGTAAACCTTCGTGTTCTTTCACAAGTTCAGGAATAACTGCTTCTACTTCTTGTGCTAACACTCCAACATCGTGTCCCATATCTTCTCGTTTCCAATCATACTCAACACCACGAAGTTTCATCACATCAGATAAACCATATTTCATATCTGTGATATTCTCTTTCAAATTCATATCAGATGCGACGGTTGAAGAATATGCAACAACGTCAGCGTCTGCGTGAAATGTTCCACCCGCTGTAAATCTAAATTCTTCTACATTTGATAAATACACTTTAATATTATCATCTGTACCAAAATCAATCCAATCACCACTAGCATCTCTACCAACTTTAAGTCCAGTATTATATATTGAAGTAATAGTTGTTTGTGCTGCTGTTACTGCAACATCATTAGCATTTGCTGTAATTCCATCTCCACCAATTACATTTATCACTCCACTTGTGGCAGTCGTTCCTGCTCCTGCCAATTCAGTTGCTACATCATCATGTACCATACCAGTTTGAACTGCATTTGCTTGTATTGTTCCAGCTGCTGTAACATTACCACTTCCATCAAAACTTGGTGAAGTCCATGCAACATCACCAGTCATTGCTATTGTTCTACCAGTAGCCAAAGCAGTTGCTGTAGACGAATTTCCTGTTAATTCACCTGCCAACGCAGTTGATGTAATGGATGTTGCTCCTGTTACCACACCAGCGTCTATACTAATTGTTCCGTCTAATAAAATTGCCGAACCTGCTGCTGGTTCGATGTTAATTGCTGCTCCAGAATCTAATGTTATTAATCCTGCTGAAGCAATCTCAGCAGTACCATCGATTGTAAATAAAAGATTTGCTGCTGCGGCTGCTGTATCAACCGTAGTAAAAGTCAAAGCACCATTGGTAGATGCTGCTATAGTGGCCGTATCATCTGTTGATGGTGTCATCACAATTGAATCATCTGTAATAACCGTTGTACCGATTGTAAAATCTGTTGTTGCGTCAATTGTAGTACCCACAATAGTACCTGCAGCTACTGCACCTATTGCAGTAAAATCACCTGCGGCTTGAGTTGCTGCCCCAATTACTGTATTATCAATAGTTCCACCATCAATATCAGGTGTATTAATATCAGGACTTGTTAAAGTTTTGTTTGTAAGTGTGTCGGTTGAACTAATAGTTACTAAATTAACTTCTGCATCTTTCAATCCACCAATCCATCTATCTTCACTTACATCCCAGAGTAATGAACCTGTTTCTGTTGTATCGGCATCATTTATATAAAGTCCACCATCTCCTGCTGCTGAACCAGCATTTAATGTAACTATTCTATCTCCAATATCTAAATTTGAACTTGAAACATATGTTAAATCTCCTCGTACTTCCATACCACCAGTTACAATAATTCCTGTAAATGATCCAGATGCTGGTGTTGCTGCACCAATAACTGTTCCATCAATATTTCCACCATTAATATCAACTGTAGTAAGTGTAGAAGTTCCTGTAGCAGTAATTGCGTCTATATGACCTGTATCAATATGAGCTTCTGCAAATTGTAACGCAGAAGTTCCTAAATCTCTTGCACTATTTGTAGATGGTACTATGTCCGAATCGAATCGACCCGTTGCTGTAATTGTATCACCCGTAGCGTCTCCTAAATCAACATTTCCAGTTGCTACTAAAGTTGTAAAAGTACCAGCTGCTGGAGTATTACCACCTACAACTCCATCTGATGTTCCAACAAATGCTGTCGATGTAATAGATGTTGCTCCTGTTACTACACCCGCGTCTATACTGATTGTACCATCCAATAGAATTGCTGAACCTGCTGCTGGTTCGATGTTAATTGCTGCTCCAGAATCTAATGTTATTAATCCTGCTGAAGCAATTTCAGCCGTGCCATCTACTGTAAATAAAAGATTTGCTGCTGCGGCTGCTGTATCAACTGTAGTTATAGTCAGAGCACCATTAGTAGATGCTGCTATAGTGGCCGTATCACCACTTGTTGGAGTCATCACAATCGAGTCGTCTGTAATAACCGTTGAACCTATTGTAAAATCTGTTGTTGCGTCAATTGTTGTACCTGTAATTGCACGAGCCGTGTCAGCACCAAGTATACCATCAACATTAGTACCAATTAAATCGGTAGAAGTAATTGATGTTGCTCCTGTTACTACTCCTGCATCTACACTAATTGTTCCGTCTAATAAAATTGCTGAACCTGCTGCTGGTTCAAGGTTAATTGCTCCACCCGAATCTAATGTTACGGTAGTACCAATTGCTTCAAACGTTCCGTCAGCGGTAATTGTTATGTTTGCTGCTGCGGCTGCATCATCTACTGTAGTAATAGCCAATGCACCATTGGTAGCTCCACTAAAAGTAATCGTATCACTTGTTGATGGTGTCATCACAATTGAGTCGTCTGTAATAACCGTTGAACCTATTGTAAAATCTGTTGTGGCGTCTATTGTAGTACCAACTATTGCGGCAAATGTACCAGCTACTGCTGATGCTGCACCAATAGTAGTTCCATCAATACTTCCACCATTAATATCTACTGTAGTAACTATTCCTAAATCTGCAACTGTTCTACCTGCGTTTGTCCAGTTATTACTAAATGACAAACTTGAACCATCGTCTGCACTAATTGTATCGAGTGCTATATCACCCACATTAGTAATGTTTCCATCACTAAAAGATGTGGCGGTTGTAGAAGCAATTACAAGAGTTCCATCATCTGTAATTGTGTTATCAGTAATGACAGTTCCACCGATTGTAAAATCAGCTGTGGCATCTATTGTTGTACCTTTAATTGTCGTATGTGAAGAAGCTCCAATAGTAGCCCCATCAACTGTTCCACCATTAATATCTGCTGTAGTGATACTACCTAAATCTGCTACCGTATTTCCAGCGTTTGTCCAATTACCTTGAATATTATCAAGTTCTATTCGTGATGCACTTACTGAATTTACTGCAATGTGTGCAAATGAACCACTTGATGTGGCTGAACCACTAATAGTTGTTGCGTTAATTGTTAATATATCCGCTCCATCGTCTGTAATAACTACATCTCCACCATCAACATCTATCGCCAAATCTCCAGCGAGATCCATAGTTAAATTAGCATCATTTGTAATCGTATCTGCTGTAAGTACCAAACCATCAATTGTAAAATCAGTTGTAGCGTCAATAGTCGTACCTTTAATTGTAGTAGCTGATGCTGCTCCAATTGCAGTTCCGTCAATTGCTCCACTATCAATATCTACATTTGTAGAATTAAAGTTGCCGTGGTCTAAATTAGCTCCTAATGCATCTGCATTCAAAGTATCTATATATGCCACACCATCTATGTATAAATCTTTCCATTGTGTACCAGATGCACCCAAGTCATCGGCATCATCACTTCCAGGTAAAACATTATTTCCACCTGGGTCTAATATAATATCTGCGGCTGCTATAATTTTTAAATCTGTATCTACATCAACATAATCAGCTGCACTATCTATTTCTAATCTTGGAACTCTTAAATTACCACCTGATTGTACTAATACATCTGATGTTTCAGTTAATGTTATTCCACCGTTAGCCCAATTTATAACACCTGCTGCACCTAAATGTAAATCGTTCCATCCTTTAGTAGCACTACCTAAATCGTATGTAGCATTTGCATTTGGAGTTAAATTTGAAGTAATATCTGCACCAATACTAATAGAATCTGTATCTGCATCTCCAAGTGTTAAATCTCCACCTATAAAAGCATCTCCCACAATATGTAGTTTAGAACCACTAAGTACTGAACCACTTAAGTCCGATACTAAACTTCCACTTGCAAACGTTATTCCATCTGGAGTTGCAGTCATTGTTTGTACTGTATTTCCAGTTTTATCCATAAAATGAATAGAGCTAGTAGATACATATAATTCTTTCCAGGGTCTACCCGCATTTCCTAAAGTATAGGTGTCAGAATCTCCTGGTATAAAATGAAAACTTGCCGTTGCAGTATTTATAGACTGCGACATCACTAACATTGCGTCCGTTGATTCTACAAGTATTCCTTTTGGGTGATGTAAATCACTCGTGATTAAACTACTATGTTTTTTTGCCATTTCTTATTCCCTTTAAGATGCTCCAGTTATTACTACTTCATTATTTTGGGTGGTAATTTGTTCAAAATCCATTATAGTTGATGTCTCTTCTGTTACTACCATATTTGCTAATACATCAAATGTTACAAGTTCCGAACCTGCTTGTTTAACAGTAGTTGCATCTAATGAACCAGTAAATTCATGTTTACTACCTGAAAAATTTGTAGATCCTGTTACTTCAAAGCCACCCCCATCAATTTTGATTTTATTACCAAATCTATCAAATCCTAAATATGAAGTAAGTGACATATTATACTATTTCCAAAATACTACAAAATGCCTGTAGTGTAGATGCTGCATCAGCCGTAGCCTTTAAAACATCGGCTGTTTCTAAATTTATTGGTTTATCCAATACTACCGTTGTACCATTTGGTACTGCTAAATTCTTTGCTATATAAAAATCACTCCCTGCACTGGAATCCGTTACAAAAATATCGACTAGCCCAGCATTTGATGCGTGTATATTTGAAATATATACTGCGTGAACTACTGCCGTTGTCGAACTTGGTGTTGTATAAATTGTTGTTGCACTATCTGTAATTGCAACTCCCTTATTTTTAAATGTATTAGCCATTCATTATCCTCCGAAAACTATTCCAAAAACTACCGCATTTACATCTGTTACATTTGTTAGTCCTGTACCATCACCACTTAAATTAGTTGCCTCTACTTTACCAAACGAACCAGTTGAAGTTGATGAACCACTTATGTTTCCAGATGCCTGTATAATTCCTGTTACATCTACACCAGTATTTGTAGTTTCAAGTTTTGTACTATTATTATAATTTAAATCTACTGAATTTGCTGAGTTTAAAACCAACATAGTTTTAGAACCAGCTGCATTCTGGAATGTCTGTGTTCCACCCAAATAATTTAGGTTTCCAGTTCCATTATCTTTTATGTAACTATTACTACCATCGTGGTATAGTTGTAAATCATTTTCATCACCAATATTTAAAACTGCATCATCTGCAAGTTTTACGCCACCACTTCCTGTAATTTGATTTAAATGGGCTGAACTGCCCGATACTATGACTTTTTTCCAGTTTGGCATTTAAGTTATTCTCCTATTGCGGTTGGTTACTCTTTCGAGCCCACTTCCCATCCTCTACCATAAAGATGGGCCAACATTATAATACAAGTTATTCTCCTAAACCTTCTAAGTGTTTCTTCATTAACTTGTATTCTTCTTGTAACTTTCTTGTTACGTGTAATACGTTCTGAACCTCTGATATCTTATGTCCAGCGTTTGCTACTATTTCTAATAAAAATTCTATTTCTTGGAAAGACATTGGGTGTACATATGCCTTACCCTCTAATACTTTAATACCACCTTTTACAGTAAGTCCCATTTGTAACCTCTTATTTAATTAAGACCAAATCCAAATATCCCCTGCTACTGTCCTCGAACCGGCGTGGTCTGATGTTTGTACATAAATCATTCCTCGTCTTGTAGCTGCATCAGTACCGAAATCACTTGGATTTTGTGTTGCTCCACCTTCCCAATCATCTGGGGGTGCTGCCGATTGTGAAACCGACACTAAATATTGTCGTGGTGTTGCTGTAGTTGCACTTCCTGAAGTATCATCAGCTGCTGTTAATGCCCATCTTGATGCACTATCGTCATAGAAAAATGCTGAACCAATACCACCTGCTCCTGTGTTAGCAATAAGTCCAGAATCTCCACTCGTTGAACCACTTGCCACTATTATAAATCTGTCTGCAACTCTTAAATTAGTTGAATCTATTGTAGTCAATGTGCCATTCACATCCAAACTACCATTTACCGTTACATCACCAGTAGTTGTAATTGAATCTATATATGCATTTGCCCAATATAGTCCTGTTGTTCCTAAATCTCTTGCACTATCTGTAGATGGTACAAGTGCGGAATCAAATCGACCCGTTGCTGTAATTGTATCACCCGTAGCGTCTCCTAAATCAACATCTCCTGTTGCAATCAAAGTTGTAAATTTACCAGTTGTATGTGAAGCTGCTCCAATAGTAGTTCCGTCAATAGCCCCACTATCTATATCAACATTGGTCATTTCATGATTATTAAAATCTATTTCTACTGCTCCATCTCCACCCCAAGTAAGTTTACCTGCGGCGTGTGTTAATGTTACATCACCACCATCTAAATTAATAACTCCACCACTACCTAAATGTAAATCATTCCATCCTTGAGAAGTTGTACCCAAATCATAAGTTGCATCTGTGTTTGGTGTTAGGTTAGAACCAATATCTGCCCCAATAGTAATAAGATCAGTGTTGGCATCTCCAAATGTAAGGTCACCTTTTATAATTGCGTCACCATGTACATTTAAGTATCCGAATGAACCCGATGAAGCGTGAGATCCTGATATTTGATTTGCACCAATATCAACCATAGATGCCGATATATGTAATTCTGTACCTGCTGCTATGGAAAGAATACTACCATCCGAAGAAATATGTTCTCCACCTTGGTCAAAGAAATAAAGTTTTCTATCATCAGCGACACGGATAACTTCGTTACCTCCCTGTGTCTTAAATACTAAATCATCACTTGCTACTTTTAACTGAACATCGATTTGGCCGGCCGTTCCATCCATATCTATTGCTAACTGTGCAGTTCCTGCATCCTCAAACGATACATCTCCTGCTGCCGAATCAATTTTTATAGTAGTGGCTGCATCTAATAATATATCTGCTCCTGCTACTAAATTAATATCTGCGTCATCTGATAATTTAAGATCAGTTCCATCATGTTGGATATAAGCATTAAAATTACCACCAAATCCTAATTTGTTGGTCGAATTAAGTGCTATTCCACTACCATCTGTATGTGTAAGAGTAGTATCTTGATCTGCTCCAAAGTTAATAACACTACTATCTGCCAAATATAAATCTGACCATTCACTTTTTGCAGAACCTAATGTACCACCATCTGCTGTTACTGGTACTATATGTCCACTTGCTGATATGTCATTTAGTTCCGCAGTACTTCCAGATACTACGACTTTTCTCCATTGAGCCATTACTGTTCTCCTATCGACGAACCTCTATAGTTCGTACTATTAATAAATATAATATTTCTAAATAATTCCACTTTTCTTCTACTTAAATCTCTAAGAAACTTCATTTTCATACCCAAAGTAAAAGTCATCAGAACCAGAATAATATATTCCCCCAGCCGTGGCTGTAGGTGTTGTTGTTCTTGCTCCCAATATTGCTACTTTATTTTCAATTTTAAACATTAGTGCATCACTATTATCATAAATATCAAATCCACCACCAGTTGATTTCCAAAAGAAATCTGAACCAGTTACACTTAATGCCCCTCCACTTTCATTCCAATTTGTACTTCCATAGGTCAAATCATCAGTTATTGACAATTCTCCAACTTCCAATCTTCCAAATGACCCTGTTGAAGTAGCTGAACCACTTATGTTTCCACTAGCTAATGTAGATCCGACATACTGATATACCGTCATGTAAAGATAATCACTATTACCTGGGTCTACAGATGAATTAGTAAATTGTACTACCCCCGTTTTATAATCAAATGTATAATCATTAGTTGAAACAATATCATCACCATCTAATGAAGATGAATCTAATGAAGTTGATTTAAGTAAGGTTGCTAAATATCCTGGTGTAGAATCTTCTGTCGTAGAAGTTGCCAATCCTGCTATTGAATATTTAGGTGATATAAAATTCACCGTTTGGTCATCACTAATTAACTGAGCTCCAATTCCACTATCGCTACCCGTGGGGTCTAAAAAGAACCAAACTTCATTATTGGTATTTGATTTTGTCAATCTTTGTCTATACCAATATTTCATTACAGATTTACCTTCAGTAGAATAAGTTGAATGTATTTGAGTACTTCCACTATAAGGTAATCCACTTGATGGTATTAAACCAGCCTCTGTATATATCTCAGAAGCACCTAAATCTAATACCTCTGTAAACGATTCTTGTGAGGCGTTCAGGGTTTCGTGCGTATATCGTCGTGACGCTAACAGTCGACTTGATTTTTTTTCTTTATCTAAGGCTGCCATTTCTTATCTCTAACTAAAAGTTAATGTGATATCATCTATTGGTGTTGGATCACCCTTATATCTAACTATCACGTAAAGTTCGTTATCACTACTATCTAAATACATCCCATCTGCATTTCTTATTGGAACTGTATATGTTCCACTTGCTATACTACCACCACTATTTCCATATAAACTAATTGCTGTACTAAATGGATTTTTAAAATTATCTGCTGATATATCTGCTTCAATTAAGTTACTTGTGGTTTTTACTGGGTCATAAATTCTTGCAACACCTAAAGAAGCATTATTACCACTACCATTACCAGAACTCTCAAATAATATTGCACAAGATATTCCGTTAGTAGTTGCGTTCCAAGCTATCAATGTAGTATTATTAAGATTAATCGTCATACTCGAATACGTACTGCCCGGTGTTTGGAATCTTCTTATATAATATTTGTATGTTCCACTACCAAAACTTGATGGATACCAATATCGATATGTACCACCTGGATCCACTAAAAATCCTGGCTTTACTTGTAAATCATAATCACCTAGCTGATTTCCACCTCCTGTTAATTGGTATGAGGTAGTCCACGCAGTTCCACTAAATGTTTGTACGTTATCTGCTAATTTTATTCTAAAATCTTCACCAGTAAATGTCTCAGTTGTGTCTTGTAAGGTATTTGAATCATACCCTTGAGCTCTACCATATATTCCTAAACTACCACTAGCTGATGTTTGTCCGAAATCTCCTGCCGTATGATAATTAATTGTTTGTGTATCTAAAGTGGATTGTGAACTATTTCTATTTCTTGCTTTTGTGGCTACGGTAAATGTTGTATCGGTAAGAGTTGATGATTGTTGTATACTATCTGAAGTTCCACTATCGTAACTAACTGATGCAGTAACTATTGCAATATCATCATATCTTGGAACTCCACTATTAACTGCGGTGCTTCCATCACTCTGAAAAACTTTACCACTTGTCTGAACCGTTCCACCATTTGTGGAAATTGTATCTCCACTTATCGAAACACTACCAACACCAACTGAACCTGCTGTCATATCTACTAATGTGGTTGATGAAGGATACATCGGATTAAACAATCCTGTAATCTTTGTGGATACTTCAAATGTTGCATCTAATAAATACGGGACTCCACTTAAACTTCTTGAGGTAGCAGTTAATGCTTTATGAGTTGTTCCCGTATCATTTAATGAATTAGTTCCAATATCTGAATCTATTTGGTCTATTGGTGCCCAAAATCTATTTTTATCAGTTCCACTTTTAAAATCATATACTGATTGAGAACCACTCTTAATTCCTACTGCCAAATCATGAAATTTATAGTAACCACTTGAAGATACACTCGTGATACTACCCGAAGTAGCGTGCCATTTTCTTGACAAAGAACCACTCATAGTAGAAGTTCCACCAACATTCTCAAATTTACCATCTTGATATGCTGCAGGTATAACTGCTGGGTTTGCCGTGTTTATTTTTGCCAACTCCACACCATTAGTTGTTCCAAAACTTGTCAGAGTTTCATCATAATAAGATTGTGTGGTAAATTTATTAGATGACTCATCTGGTGAAGTATTTGTAGAAACATCACTAAAAGATTGTGTGGCCACTATTCTAATTCCAAATGTATTTGCATTTCCACTTGATAATGAACCTAACCCAAACAATTCTGAATCAGCAGATGACGATGCTTGTGATGAACCTGCAGAATTAGAATCAAAATCTACATAATGTGTTCTACCATTATCGTGATATACTGAAATACCACTAAAAACTGTTGCCCCAACACTCGTCCATCCTTTATGAACTAAATAATTTAAAGTTGTGTTACTTACAGAAGTATAATTTGTTGGTAAATAACCATTAATTGAATCTGTTGAACCTAAACTATTTTCAAGTGTATCAATACTATTATAGTATAGATTATTTGGTGCTGCATCTGATACATCTAAAGAATGACTTAATATACCAGACATAAATCTTAAAATTTCACTTATATGAGTTGTATTATCAAAATTCTGAAAATAACTACCACTTAATCCATTATCCCAAGTATTGGATGTTGGATAACCAACTTGCGTATTATTAGTGAATATTGCAGTTGATGAAGTTAATGGTGTGTTTACTTTTAAAGTTGAACCTGATATAACTGCTGACCCAGTTACACTTAAACTGCCTGTAAATTCATGTCTATCATCTAAAGTATCACCGAATATATGTGAACCACTTGCAAAACTTTGTGTTAAATACGTTACTGATGAAGAAACTATATAGGTTTCTGCTATTATATCTCCAGTAACTCTCATATCACCTAATACTCTACCACCAAGAGTTAAATTATCAGATAAATTAAAAGAACCTGTCATTTCATGTTCATTATCTGATTTCAGTCTAAATTTTACATTAGAATCCGTTTCACCATCTATTCTAAAAAGTATGGTACTATTAGCCCCATCATCATTAATATCTGCAGACATTGAAAGATGAGTATTTTTAGTATTAATATCACCGGCTGGTATCCACGTTATTCCATCATATATTTTTACAATTCCATCTGAATTATTGTAAAACATCATACCTTTAGAATCAGTAGTCATTCCAGTTGGATCAGAAGAACCTGATGGTAACATCATACCTTTCTTATTACCAAGTAGAACTGTAAATGAGGCAGATTCGTGTGCCCAAGTATCTGTTCCTACAGCTCCTGTATACGGAATCCCTGCTACTACTTGTTCGCTAACAAGTGATTGACTTGACCCCGAAAGGCTGAATGAACCAGTAAACTTAGGATTTAATTGCTTGCTGTCTAATAAAGCCATATTCTTCTCGTTTTAGTCGTTTCCAATACATTTTCATCCCTATAGAAATTTGTTTCTTGTGTTGAATGGTTTTAGGTTGTTTCAATTTCTCAATCGTATCCATTGAAACTTTCCTATCTATTTGTGCACAAGATTTACATACGGCATTGTTTCCTACAGCGCGGTCGAAAGCGTCCTTTCTTGTATAAGTAATCATTTTAGTACAATCTGGACACCTACGATTTTTTCTATGCTTCCAATGGCGTTTTCTCATATCGGTAATAAATATCACTTAACTGAAATAGTAGAAGAAAAGTGGAAACTAATTAAAATAAAGCTTGACTTATATAGGTTTTATGTTGTATATTCAGTTATGATATGAGTTAATATAATGTCCAATTGATTAAATAAGCTCCTCCTGGGATACCAGGGTGTAGGGAGGCCCCTAATCCGGGAAATACAGGTTCAGAGTGGTACAATCTACACAACCTAAACAAATAATAATCAATTAAATTAAACAAAGGAGACACTATGTCTAAACTCAAACCAAAAAAACAATATACTATACAAACTACCGTTTATCGCGGTGGTCATCTAGTAAAATCTACAACCGTCAGTTACCCAGTCAAATGGGTCAACAGACATAACTTGATTGAGGTCATAAATAACATGACCTCACTCAAAAATAATGAAAATAAAGCTTGACTCGTATAGGCTTTTAGTTGTATATTAGAGTAACGAATAAAGGAATAAAATATGAGTTATGTTAAAAAAATGAAAATCACAAATGAAATCACCGGTGAGGTTATAAACACCACCGAAGATAAAATGAGAAGTGTAATGGGATATGTAGAAATGTTAACCGATTCATTAGAACTATCAGATGAAACAGTTAAATCTCTTATCCCCCGGATGTTAAAGGGTGAATCTGTTAATTTAGAAGAAGTAATGAAGTTGGAGGCCCGATAGGATAATGAATAAAGAAGAATATTATATTAGTGATTGGGATATGATGATGGATCAATGGCCAGATTGTCCTGTTGATGGTTGTAAAAATAAAATAAATTTAAATTTAAATAGTGGTAAATGTTTCCCACATTCCGAGGGAAGTTACCATTGGAAAAGTTTTAAGATTTTGTTTAAAAATACATTTATAAATTCACCAAGACTTTTATGGAGAAAAATGAGAGAAATACAATGAACTTAAATGAATATATAATAGACGAATTCCCATCACCAGAATATGATAGGAATTTTATAAATGACTTGGTTAATAATTACTCAGGTGATACCAATCCTAATGGTGATTTACTGGATAACATGGGGTTATATAACTATATATGGGAGTGTTTAGTCGCAATAGAACATCCAGGTACAGAATCTGCAGATACGGAGTCACTATTGGATGATTTAGATGACTTGGTATCTGATGTGAATGAAGCTGAGAAGGATAAAAAATATAAAGTAGTGCTAGCACCATCCTTTCCTGAGGAGTACCGCTCAGTATTTGAAGATATACTGGAAGATTGGGAAAAAGAAGATAAAAAAAGTGAAAAAAAGGCTTGACTTGTATAGCTTTTATGTTGTATATTAGAGTAACGAATAAAGAAAGAAAATAATGTTAAACTTAATAAACTTAAAAAAAGAACTCAGGAAATTAGATAGTCTTTCAGAACTGAACGATTTATCAACTTTCATTAATGAGTGTAAAACTATGTTGGGTAAATCTTCACTAAGTGTTGGAGATAATGTCTTTGTGGTTCAGAAAACTAAAAAGACTCCAGGAGTTATCACTAAGATGAAGGTTAAGAAAGCCATTGTTGAGATGAGTGGTATGTTATATAATGTTCCATTAGCAATGTTAGAATTAGCCTAATATGTATAAATTTATTAATGGAATTCAACCAAATCCAATCAAAGGTGATTTTGATGGGGCTATGGATAGATTACTTGAAAATATTCATAAAGACTACGAAAAATGGCGTGGTGGTTATGAGAAATTAAACGAGAAACTATCATTAAAACCAGGTAGGAAATTTATAAAGGTTATAAGAGGTGGTTCAGTTTGGGGATTTGTCGCTAAAACTGATGGTGTTCATAAAGGATTACCAATAAAATCTGGTGATGTATTAAAAGCCGCTGGTTGGAGTGCTCCCGCTAAACATACTCGTGGTAATATATTTGATAAGAATCAAGATTATTTTCAATGGACAGGACCCAATTATTTATAATTAAGCGTTAAATTTACCGTGAGCGATAATCTCGTCATCTCCCTCTAATACATAACCTATAGAACTCACATCTACTTTAAGATAAAACGCTGCGCCTGCTTGTTCTATTTCTAATGCATCATGTTCCATATATTGACCATTTATAAAAAATACAAAATCATCTTCACTCGTTGCAGTAATTCCTGTTGGGGCTGATGCTGTAACTGCTGAAAAACTAGCCGTGGCATATCCAGTAAGTTCATTTAACGTAGCCACGGTCACAAATGACGAAGCTTTCTTAACATAAGATTTTCTCAAATAATCTAATCTATGTTGAACATATATTTTTGAAGTAGCGGCATTATCTACACTTGCTGTTGCAGGTAATCCTAATACTTCTCCCCCACCACTAAATGTTAAATCGGCGTTACTCCCCATAGTAGAAGATGCAAGTGAAGTAATTGTTTTGTTGGTTAATGTATCGGTTGTAGAAACACCAACTATATTGATATTACTACCAGCGGCATTATCTATAGCCCATCTTGTTTCACTATGGTCAAATATTAATTGTGCATTTGTACTACCTAATCTACCAACTCTTAATCCACTATCTTGTGAACCTAAAGCAGTTGATCCACTAAAATTTATATCAACGATAGGATCTTCAATTGAAATCGTAGCTTGATTAAAT